CGACCGTGAACGTCGAGATGCCGTCGAATAGCAGGGTATTGCGCTCGCTCAGCGTGAACTGCGACTGCAGCGGCGGCGGGAGGGCGGTCGACATCGCAAGGGTTTGCAAGGGCCGTCCAGGGTCGGCGCGAAGCGCCACGGCTGCGGTGCCTGCGAGGTCGGCCGCCCATACCCAGTTCGGCGAGGGCGAATCGTTGAAGCCAAGCACGGTTTCATGCTGGTTGTTGCGCGCGGTGCCGAAGGTGGTCTGCGCGGATGTCGTGCCGCGGTTGGCATAGAACGCATGGCCGTAGACCTGGCTCTGCCAGCTCCAGCGGCCGGTCTGGTCATTGAGCAGTGCCTTGATCGCATCCATCGATGTCGCATCGGTGTACGGGCAGACGATGAAATCGAACGGCTGGTCGCCCAGGTTCGCGAGCGCGGTGGTGAGCGTCGGGTTGGTCGCACCCGTGGCCAGTGGCGTGAGGGTGAAGGCCAAGCCGGTCGGAGTGCTCTCGCCGCTGGCGGCACCGCGGTAGTTCAGGCGGATATCGATGTCATTGCCAGCGAGTCCCGCGTTCACGGCAGTGATGTCCACTTCGGAGATCGTGGTGCCGTTCACGAGGGCGGTCACCGGCAGGCTGGTATTCGCGTTGATGGCTGCGGCTACTACCGCCGCAACGTCCGAACCGACATCACCGGCGGTCACCGGCACCGCGACGAGCGTGCCCGCGATGTAAAGCGACAGGACGCCATTGGCAGTCGGACCGGCGGTGAAGTTGATCTTGCCCGTGGCAGCAACGGCGCCCACGGCATCAGCCAGCGGCAACAGCCAAACCTCACCGAACGCGTCGGATGCGAAATAGGCCGCCGCCATCGCAGCCAGCATGGAGCCACCGCCGCACAACGTGGCCGCGGCGGCAGCGCTCGAGCAGAGAACTGGCGTATTGGCTGCCGCGGTTCCGCTCGCCTGCATCTGGCCGATCAGCAGCGCGCGCTGCGTCTGCTGGCCGGTGTTGGCCTGCGAATTGTCGACCTCGGCGTAGAAGAGCGGGACGCGGAGGTTGGACGGGATGTTGGAGAAAGGCACGGCGCTCATTCGGAATCACTCCCGTAGGATTTCTTGCTGGTGGACTTGGGCGACGCCGGCTTGGTTGTCGTCACGTCGCCATCGGCGATGCGGCGATGCCAGTACGGATCGTGGTCGGGAACTTCGCGCCCGGATTCGGGCAACAGGTCTTTCTTGACCGGATCGCGCGTCAGCACGCCGGCTTTCGGATAGACGAACATGGCTTACTCCTGCGGAAGGGTGATATCGGCGCCGACTTCCATGCGGCCGTCCGGACCCTCGGTGCGGGGTGCCGCTTCGACCGAAGACGGGAATGGCGGACTCGCATACGTGCCGGTTGGGTCGTAGACGTTGGTGAGATCGCCGTCGACCGTGATTTCTTCGAGCGGGCTGCTCGGGATCGGATAGAAGTCTTCCGGCCCCTGATAGAACTCGAGACCGAAGTCCATCAGCAGCTCGCCGAGGTTGCCCTCGCCCTGCCCGCTGACATCCTTGGTGACGCGCACCCATGCGAACTGCTGCAGCAGCGACATGAGCGCGGGGTTGTTGATCAGCGCGACCTCGATCTGCCGCTGCATCTTTTCCAGTTCGACCATCGCCTGCGCGGCACCGGCATCCTTTGCCGCCTGGTTCATCTGCACGCGCGCCGTGATGCGTAGCGTGGCCGTGACGGTGAACTGAGGTGCCCCGGATCGCCCCAGCGATTCCTTCTGTTCTTCTGGCGTTGCAAGGAAGATCACCGGGTAATCGCCAGCCCAGGTGGGCCGGTCCAGCGGCGAGAAGACGTTGGCGCCGGCATCGGTGGCGCCGGTGAGCGCCGCCGCGGCCGTGGTACGAAGATCGGCGGTCTGCGTCACGGCGAACTCACCTTGCCGAGCATGAGCTTGGCCGACCCGTGACCGTCATTGCGAACCTCGCGCACCACGTAGGTGGTGTTGACGCCCGGGATCTGGACGGTGTCATCCTGCACGGGCGGATTGGCGAACTGAGACATGCGGACGCCCAGCACCGGCATGGCCGTCGTGGTGCCCAGAGGATCGGACAAGTCGACATCGTGGTACGCCGCATCGAACACACCGATGATGCCCGGCACCGCGACGCCGGCGGCGGTCTTGTAATTCACCGCTTCGCCGAAGACGCCCTCCAGCGGCTGTAGGACATTGCTGTCCCAGTCGACTGGTCCGGTCACGCCAAGCGCACCATGGACGGCCCGTCACTTGGGATGAGCTTCGGGCCTTTCTGGACAGGAACCTCGATCGCTTTCGGATCGACCAGGTAACCGGCCGCGCGAAGCGACTTGACCTCGCCGACCGAAACCCGGGCGGTTTCGCCGGCGAGCTTGCGCTCACCGGTACCGTCGACCACGCTGCGACCACGCGCAACCACCGCCTCGACCAGGTTGGCCGAGGCGGTATCTTTGGCGCTCATCACAGCACCTTGGCGCTGAAGCAGGCGTTGACGCGGCTGGGGATGACCAGCGGCGACGACTGCATCTGGATGATGCGCTGCGCCGGATCATTCTCGACCCACGTCTTCGGCGCATATGGAAGACCCTGATAATTGAACGCGGGGTCCATGACCATGCCATAGGCGCGAGTGCCCTGCATATCAGGGCCGCACAACAACACGGTGCCGTCCGGCAGCATCGGCTGCTCGACGTTGTCGTCATCGATATACCAGTCGTTATAGACCCAGAGGTCGTACTGGCCCCATTTGCCCTTGTATACCGCACCGCGCTGGATCTGCGCGCCGGGATTCACGGCGTTGCCGAAGCTGGCCAGTTCCGGAAAGAACTTGGCGCCCTTCAGTTCCGGGTCTTTCTTGAAACCGTTCCAGGCCGACGTGGTGAACACGATGTCGGTGACGATGCCGCCCGACAGCTTCAGGACCTGCTGTTGCCAGCTTTCGATGTTGTCGCTGGGCGATGCAGTACCTGGGGAATTCTCGCTGCCGATATTCGCGGCAGTCCACGTTGCATTACCGGTCAGCGCCACGGTCAGCGACGCATCACGACCGAAGTCAATCATCTCCGTTGGAAAGCCTTCGCCGCTGACCGTCAAGGTACCGGTGCGCAGCGCCTGCGCAGCCATCCACTCGAGGCGACGATCGAGCATGTCGATCTGGTCCGCCATTTCGAAGTTGATGTTGGCCATCTCGCGATCGGCACCGGAAAGTTCGCCACCGCCGATCCGTTCGCCGATCATGCGCATGACGGGTTTGCGCAGGTCGGGCGCGCGCTTGTCCTTGATGTACGGCGGCTTGTAGATGTTGGTCTGGTAACGGCGCTGCTCGATGAGCTTGCCTTGAACCAGCGGCGAAACGAACGGCGACATGCGGCGCAGGCCGACATCGATGTCGATGGCGACGTATTCCGTATCGGACGTCTTGATGTTCGGGAAGAACTTGTCCAGCAGGAACTTCTGGGCACGCTTGAGGGTAGGCACCACCTGGATGAGGTCGATGGTGCTGAAGGGGAAGCTGGTGGCAGCGGACATGGAATCTCTCCGGGTAGTGGAAACGAAAAACCCCGCCGAAGCGGGGCGTTTTCAGGTGGATTGATCGATTACGGTGCGGTGTTGTTGGCGGGCGAAGCCGCCGGCACCGAGCTCTTGATGAAGATGCCGTAGGCACGCGCGGCGGACGTCAACGTGGCAAGCGTCCAGGACACATCGAACGTCAGCGCATTGCCGTTGAACTCGCCCATGACGTAGCCGCCCGTGGTGACCGGGCCGTTGGTCGCATCCGCGTCATCGGCCAGGATCACGCTGGGATTCTGGCTGCCGTCACTTGCGGACTTCACCGATTCGATGTAGCCGCCGGTGGCATCCGAAACGGTGATGTCGAATTCATCGCCCGCCACGAAAGCGGTGCCGCCGGCCGTGATGGTGAATCCGATCTGGCCGCCGGTGCTGAACGCGGCACCCGCCGTGGCGGTTCCGACTGCATTGCCTTCCGGATCCGTGACAGCAAAGTGCGTGGCATCGGTGGCGACGGCCGTGTAAACGCCGGTCTTGGGCGAGGCACCCACACTCAAGGTGCCGATGGTGCCGTTGCCGGTATTGCCAGCCGCAGCCGAAGCACTGATGGGGCTCGAAGACTGCTGACCGAGCACAGTGCCACGCTTCAGGTTGCCTGAAAGCAGCACGATCGGCTGCGATACAAGGGTCTTGGCATCGACGATCAGCTGATCGGGGATATAGACGTCGGCCTGGACGCTCGGCTGTTGCGGATTGTCCAGGATGGAACTGGGGGTGAGTGCCATGATTTTCTCCAGGGCATGAAAAAGCCGCCATGCGGCGGCTCAATGGGTGGAATGGCTGGGGCGCTTACTTCCGCGCCGCTTCGCCGCGAACCTTCTCGCCGATCGCGATGATCGACGCGGCGGTTTTGGTGAGGCCGGGCGCAGACGACTGCGCGGAATCCGCGCCCACGGTGGGCACCGCGGCGGCCGCCATACGATCGGCCAAACCGCCGCGCGGGCTCGAACCATCGGCCTTGCAGGCGTTCAGCGAGGCCTTCGCCGCCTTGACGCCCATGCTCGTATCAAACGCGAGCACGCACGCTTGGCGAACGCTACCAATGGCGACACCGTGGGCAATGATGGCGGCGCAGCGTGCTCGCTCGCGGCGCACGGCTCCGCGGGCGGATTTGGCCTTGCGGCCTTCGTCGTCACCGTCTTCGCCTTCTTCGTCATCTTCCGCGCGCTGGTCTTTGGACTTGGACTTCGCTTTGCGCGATTTCTTGCCTTCTTCGTCGCCATCGTCGCCGCCCTCATCTTCGTCCTGGTCGCCGTCGCTATCCTCGGCTTCGTCGTCTTCGGCGCTGTCGTCGGAGTCTTCGGACTTCGCGCGCTTGGACTTGGCGTCGTCATCGTCCGAATCCTCTTCGGCACGGCGTGCCTTTTTGTCCTGATCTTCATCGTCGTCTTCTTCGGCACGGCGCGCGCGGCGGGTTTCGTCGTCATCCTCGGCGCGCTTCGCCAAGCCGAGCAGTTGCGCAAACGGCATCGCTGCCGCAACACGTTGCAGTTTCATACGGGTCTCCGTAGTGAAGTGGGTTAGGCCAGCTCAGCGAGCAGCGCCCTGAATGCGGCATCAGGTGCCGCCACTTGATCCGCGAGTCCAAGTTCGACGCCAGCCGAACCCAGATACGTCGCGGCTTCCGTACCGCGGACCTTGCTGGCCGCGATATTTCGGTTGCGGGCGACCGTTTCGACGAACAGTTCGCCCATGATATTGATGTCGCTCTGGAAGCGCGCCAGCGCCTCCTTCGAAAGCGGAATTTCCGGGTGACCGTCGGCCTTGCGATCGCCGTATTGGATGAAGGTCACCTTGAATCCGGCGCTAGTGAGCGCCTGCGAGAAATCGACGTGCATGCAGATGACGCCGATCGAACCCGTGCCGCCGGTGCGAGGCACCGTGATGCGATCTGCGGCGCTGGCCAGCGCGTACGCGGCAGAATACGCATTCTCGCTCAAGATCGCGTGGATCGGCTTGTCCCCGCGGGCGCCGTAGATCGTATCGACCAGGTCGAAACACCCGGAGACCTCGCCGCCGGGCGAATCGACGTCCAGGACGATTGCTTGGACTTCCGGATCTTCGACGGCCGTCAGGAAGCTCTGTCGAATGCCGTCATAGCCGGTCATGCCACACACCGGACGGAGCGCGCCGGTCTTCTGCACCAGCGTTCCATGCACCGGAATCACCGCGACATTGCCGGCGATGTCGTAGCCAGGATCATTTCGAACGCTGCGGAATTCCGGCTCATCGAACAGCGCGAGCGATTCCAGCGCGACGGCATCGCCGTTCAGGCGAACCATGCTGGCGATGCCAAGCCGCTCAGCGAGCGCGGCAATGATGACTTCGGCCTTGTCCGGCTTGATCGCCAGTGGAACATTGAAGAGGCGCTGGCAGAGGTGTGCGAGCTGCATCAGGTCGGCTCCGGCTCGGAAATCGTCTGGCTTGCATCCTTCGGCTTGCTGTCCTGCGTGCTGCCGGCGTTGATCGCCGCCCAGCTCGGCACCTCAAGGCCCAGACGCTTGAACTCGTCGATCTCGCGTTTCCGCTGTTCCAGCACTTCCTCGTAATCGAGACCCTGTTCCGCGCATTCGCGCTGCAGCGTGGACAGTGCCCCGTCCATGCCGAGGATCGCGCCCTTCTTCTCGTCCACCGGATCGATCCAGCCGCGGCCCGGCCCCATCCAATCCGCCCGCGCATACATGGCCCGGCATTCGATGAATTCCGGAGCGTTCGCCGGTAGCGGGTAGCTGTCGACCTCGAACGATTCTTCCATGAACGATGCCAGGATCGGTTGCGCAAAGCCCGTCGCGAAATCGTGACGCCGCCGTTCCATGGTCTTCCATGCTTCCAGCAGCGCGCCGCGCGCACTGGAATAGTTCACGTCCGACCAGTTGTTGCTGAGCTGCTGCGCCGAAAGACCGGTCGCCGCGGCGAAGTTTCGCAGGAATGCATTCTCGAACTGTTGGAAGTTGCCCGAGGGACGCGTGGCCGAGACCGCATTGATCTTCTCGCCCGGGAACAGGATCGGAACCCGCGCATCGCCCAGCATGGTGCGCCGCGTACTGTGGAATTCCGCGCGCTGCTGCTGGTATTGGTTCAGGTCGACATCATCGCCGAGCGCCTGTTCCATGAGCTGATGGTCGAACGGGCTCTCGACGTAGGCGCCGAATATCGCATTCACGACGGCCGCATCGAGCTCCGTCTCATCGTACTTCCACAGCATCTTCATCCGCTGCAGGATCGAAGTGAAGATGCCGGCACCGCCGCGGTGCTGCGAGGCGCGGTCATGGTCGAAGTCGTGGATGATGATCGGTCGTCCCCACGCGGTTTCGCGCGGAATCAGGTCCCATTCGACACTCTTTGCCGCCGCCCACCAGTCGCCCTGGTGCGCCCGCCGAATCCAGTAGCCGACCGCGGCGCCGGTATCGGGATCGACCTCGACACCTCCACGCGAGTTCAGCGAATCGAAGCGCATCTGCGGGTTCGAAAGCCGATCCGGGTCGATCAGATTGATCGCGGTGCAGTACCGCGCCCGACCGCGGCCGACACGTTCAGGCATCCATGCGACCTGCGCCAGCGCGTCGCCATCTACCAGCTTGTGACGCAGCGCGAGGCGCAGCATCTGTGTGACCGTCTGGCTCCGCTGCGCGTCGCAATAATGGCCCGGATCGTGCGTCCACGAACGATAGTGCGCCTCGGCGGTGCGACCGAATTCAGCCGCCCAGGTGGCATCGAAGGCCTTGTTTCCAGTGTACGCAGCGAGTGCCTTGTAATCTGGCTTGATGTTGGGCCGGAAATGTCCACCGATCGCATTGTCGAGGATCCGGGTAACCGCGCCCGACGCCCAACCATCGTTCCGCACCAGGTCGCGGACACGCGCGACGATGCGGTTGCGGAACATGTCGATCTCCCCGTCGGGAGACCATAGATACGGGCGCCATGCCGCGACGTGCGAACCGTAGATGTCCGCCGCGTCATACGGGGCGTTGCCGCCGTTGGCAAGCGCCATCGCCCTGTTCGGGCGCAGCGGCTGGCCGTCGATACCGACGATGCTGACTGCCTTCTGGCTCATCGGAACACCGGCCGCATCGGGTTACGCGCGCGCGACACGATGCCGAGCTGCGACTGCAGCATCCGGATCAGGTTTGCGAGCGCGGGAAGGTTGGCACGGGTATACGTCACGGATTTCGAACCGTCACCCTGCGTGTAGCTGAAGCTCTCGCCCTTGGTGCCGCTGGCCAGCGCGATGTACGCCTGCTGTGCATTGGCGAGCGCCGTCTGCAGATCGGCGGTGCTCATGCCGGCCAGCAGGCTGTTGCTCGGATCGTATGGCGGTGGGCTGTAGAACATGGAGTGATCAGGCCAGCATGCTTGCGAGTGTTCGCGGTTTGTCGGGTTTGGTCACCCGCGGCCCGGTCGATACCGGTGCCGCGGTTTCGGTCTCGGTGTTGCCCTGCTCGATCGTCGGACCGATCGTCGCAGTGACTTCGTCGGCCCGCCGATTCAACTTCAAGCCGAAATACAGCAGTCCGCACAGCGCCGCGTAACCGTACACACGGCAGTCCAGCGCCTCGTTCGCGCGCGCCGGCGGCAGTTCCCATACCCGGAACCGCTGCCCGTTGGTCTGCTTCGTCACCAGCCGTTCGCTGGTGAGCTGTGCGAAATAGTTGATGTCCCGGTCCGACGGGAAATGCATATAGCCAGGGCCGGCTTGTTCCAGATGCAAGCGCGCCCGGATCACATCCTTGGCAGCGTTCACACCGATGATCACCGGCCGGAACGATGCCTTGTTGCGCGAACTGGGCCGCTTCGTCGGCCAGATCGGCGATCGCTGTCCACCGCGCGCCGATTCGCCCTTGATCGCCCAGATCTTCCGTCCCAGCCGAGCCTTGGCGAACTCGTACACCTTCTGCGTATGATGGCCGCCCGAATCGATGCACGCGGCGGCAACCTCGAAGCCGCGCCCGTCGCCGCGATGCCAAATGCGCTTCAGATACGCATCCACAGCCGCCCACAACTTCGGCTCTTCCGGGTCGCCCTCAATCACCTCGTGCGCGATCGACCAGGATTCTTCATTCCGTCCCCAGCCGATAACCTCGAGCTCGACACGGTCATCCTGCACGTCGGCACCAGCGGTGACGATCGCCACGCCGTCCGGAACCTCGGCTGGCCAGACTTCGCAGCGCGCCGCAAGCTTGCTTTCCGCCAGCGCCTTGTCGCCGCGATCCTCGTAAGGTTCGCCGCGCACCAGGTTGATGAACGTCTGCCGCGCAAGCGGATCGTCTTTGACGCTCAGCCATTCCTCGATGAGGTTGGCCCAGCATGCGTTTGGGAACAGGCTGTATGCCGCCCAGATGTGGAACCCGGCATGGCCGTTGAATGGTTTTGATGCGCGCCATTCACCGCGCGCAATCATCTCCGGCTTGTCGACCTCGTGGATCGCGCAGCCGTTGGCGCGGCAAACGTAGTACACGGTCTCGGGCTTGCCGTTGCCCTTCTCGTCTTTCTCCCATTTCAGGCCGTAGGGAAGGTCCTTGCCGCCCCATTCCAACGTCTGAAACTCACCGCAATGCGGGCACGGCACGTAGAAGTGCCGCTGATCCGACTCGTCCCAGCTCCGCTCGATGCGGCTGATTTTCTTGATCGTCGGCGTGCTGCCGATGATGATCTTGCGGTTCCAGAAGGTCTCCGTGCGCTTGACGCCAAGGGCGACCTGATCACCTTCCTGCCCGGCACCGTCAGCCGGATAACCATCAACCTCATCGAATGCCGCGATGCGAACGGTGATACGGCGAAAGCCACCCGGCGAATTCGCCCCGATCAACTTCAGACTCGCGCCATTCGCGAAAGTCTTCTTGAGAATGGTCTGATTCGAATCCTTCGCCTTCGGGTCGCCGGCGATCGCCGACAGCTCGGGCGTGTCGCGCAGCATCGGCGCGATTTCGGTCTTGCTGTAGTCCTCAGCGTCTTCGACTCGAGGCTGCACCACCATCACCGGTGATGGGTCCTGGTGCACGAAGTACCCGACCGCAAGGTCGAGCATCTTCGTGTAGCCAACCCGGGCCGACTTCATCACGGTCACGCGGGTTACCGCGGGATCCGTGATCGCATCCATCATCCCGACCTGGTACGGGAACGGCCGGAAGCGGCCGGTCTGCGCGCTGGTCTCGCGGGAGAGAACGCCGTAGCGGCAAGCCCACTCGCTGAGGGTCAGCTTCGGCGGCGGCTGCAGCGCTTGGACTACCGCGAGGTCGCCAGCTTTCCGGAGCGCCTTGAGCCCACGGGCATAGCGCTTTTCAGGCTCCTCCCGCACTGGTCAGTTCCTCGAGCGCTTCCGTCACCGCCGATCGGATCGCCTCCTGTACCTCCGGCACGGTCTTCATTCTGTGGGCCTGCGGCGCAACCTCGGACGGGATCGCAAGTAGCCGCGTCCGCACCCGCGCCAGGAGATCGCTCCACACCTTGGCCACGTCCTGCACCGCGACCACCGCGCCGGACTTCTGGTCGTACTCGAGCTGGTTCAGCAGCGCGAGGTAGTTTTCCTTGATGCGTCGCGCCTCGTCGAGGTTGTACGGTGCAACGCTCACCGCGATGCGTTCAGCTGCCTGCGATGAAGTCTCACCGCGCTTTGGCGTTACCTTTGTTACCTTCTCGGGCTGGGTAACACCGTCACGCCGGTATTTTTTCAGGCGCGCATTGGACGCCTCGATGTCGACGCGGTCGCCCTTGAACACAAGCCAGCCGCGGGATTTCCACTGGGTCGCGGTCTTCCGGCTGACCGCGTGCATGCGCGCGAATTCGGCCTGCGTGCAGGTCTTCTTGTTACCCAAATTTCAAACCCCTGAAGCTAGACGAGCATCGCGAGCGCGCAATGCCCGCGATGCCCTTCGTTCAGGAAGGACCCAAAGGCATCCATGGACAGCCCCCGTGCCGCGTTCATCGCGCTGTCGCCACGGCTTTCGCCATCGCGGACCCGAACACCGCGTTGAACCGGCGATCCACCAGCGCCTTTGCGCGGGCACCGTAGTTCAACCGCTCGTTCACCGGCAGCGCATCGCCGAAGCGGATCAGCAAGCGCAGCCGTGATGGATTGCCCTTCGTGGCCTTTGTGCGCTGCCACACACCGTCGATCTTGCCGTGCTTGGTGTCGATCGGACCGATGTAGATATCGGAACGTTCCTTGAGGCGTTGCAGCGTTCCACGCGAAAGCTGACCGTATTGGTTGAGCCGAATATCCTTCGGGTTCAACAACGCGCGGCCAGGCAGCACATGCACGCCACCGGTTTCGTACGGCTGCAGGTATTTCGCCGCCACTGGCTTGACGAACACGCGCGCTTCGAGCGTCGCCTTGTTCGCGCCGCGCATGCCGATCGAATTGACGGTAAACGGCTTCGGTCGCTTGAACGTCGCTTTCAGGTTGACCTTTTCAGCGGCCTGAACTTCCTTCGCCAGCGCCGTCAACGCAGATGCCGCGGCGAAGTTCACCTGTTTGTAAGCGAGCGCCGACAGGTTCTTGCTGATCTGCTTGACGTTCGACCGAACCGAAATCTCGAAAGGGCTCACCGCTGCACCAATTACCGCTGTTCGACGCGCCCCGCGCCACCGCCAGCGCCGCCACCGCCGCCGGCACTGCCCGCACCGGTATTACCGGAACCATCCGCAGGCGGTTGCGCCGGATGCGCAGACTTGTTGCTGGCGTGCTTGTGGATGAAGAAATATGCTCCAGCTACGAGCACGAACAGGATGATGATCGGAACCAGTTGAGGGTTCATGGTTGTTTCCTCGATTGCCAGTAAAGGGCGATGCGAATCGCCAGCACCAACGGTTTGAGTGTCACGGTTTTGCCTTCGCGTTATTCGCCGCGATGACAGCCTGCAACTCCATCGCCCACGTCCGCAGTCCACGTTCCCGGTTCACGAGTGCGGTGTAAGTCTTGTCGGTCATGCACATGGTCCATGGCGACGGCAAAGGAACCGGGCAGTTGAACGCGCCCGACTTCACTGGCGTCAGCACAGGTTCCGATGGGAGCGGCAGCGGCACTGGACGAACCTGCACCTGCGCGCAGCCGGAGAGCATCAGCAATGCGAGCACGCTACTGAGTCGTATCGAAATCATCACGCTTCACCGGATCCGGCGCGGGAACCTGCGCCGCCTTTTGCTGGACAGCTTTTATCGCAGTAGAAGCATTTGACTGCACCGACACTTCCACGCGCGCGGCAGCCTGAGCCGTTTTTACAGCGCGCGCGGCTTCCTTGGCAGCCTCAAGACGTTCGCCGTCCCACCTGCCCTTCACGAATGCCATGGCGACCACTGCTATTACGGCGCCAACGATCGCAAGCCATGTCTCTACCTTGGCCCACGCGCCGGCTAGCCATGCCGTGATCATTTCGGTGTGCTCGGCGGCTGGGGAATCTTTCCGCGATCGACTTTCGCTTCGAGCTTCTCGATCTCGTATTCCAGTGTTTCACGCACAACTTCCAACTCAGCGGACGTGGTACGCCCCGCGAAATGCGCTGCAGTGACAAGGATCAGCCAGAGGGCAAAGGCGATATCGATCAGAACCTGTACTGCAGTCCACATATCATCCACCTTGATGAGAGTTACCGGTCCCTGACATTCCTGCGCGCGCGGCCGGAAGATTCGGTTGATCAATCGCTCGCGACAGAAGCGACATGAAGGGCGAGATGAAAAACGTCACGGTCACGACGTGCAGCGCCCAGCCAGGCACGTAGGCTTGCAGGTTCGGCGCCCACTGGCCGAGCTTGGAATAGCCTTCCAACGCGGTGCCGCACACGATCCCGAGCGCACCCCATTGCACGCTGCGAAATCGGTGAAAGTTTCGGATGTCGGAAACCCAATGCCAGCGCATCATCCGGAAAGCCCGAGCTTGAAGAAGAAGTGCCGCGATCCTGGCTTGCCGCATACAAACGTCGGTGACTTTCCGGCTGCCCATTTCGGCGTCGGAATGTATTCCGCGTAGTAGTGATCCGAGCCATGCGTGATATCGGGAAGCCTGGCGGACACCGCGCGCAGAGCCAGCGAGTCGGCTACCGCGTAACTGGCATCGTCGATAGACGCCGCGCGCATCCGCGCGGCTTGCGGGTCATCGGCGTTCCAGCAGCTGAACTGATATATCTGCCTGCCGTTTTTCTCCGTGACGCGATCAAGGCAAACCTCGCGAAGGGTTCCCCCCCACCATCCTGGTGTTGCCGCGCGGTTCTGGATCACGTTGCAAACGGCCTGCATGCCTTCGGAACCCTGCCCTCGTGCTTCGCCCCATACGGTGCGTGCCACCACGGTGGCATCGGTGAATCCATCGACCGGGTCAACGGGCGACTTTGGAATGGCTGCAGGCTGCAATGGCGCCGGCACCGTCGGCGTGATCGGCGACTCCTGCGGCGCATTGCCGAACAGCCGCGTGACCAGCGCCACGATGAGGCGCAACGCATCCATCAGTGCGATCCCAGATGCGGCAGCGACATGATCAGCGCAGCAGCCGCCCCGCAGATACCAACGAACCACGCGATCGCTTGCCTGCCGCCACGGTTCGCGGCTACCTGCTCGCCCAGTGCATCGACCTTGTCGGAGATGCGCTGCAGAGCAGCTTTGATTTCCGCCTGCCCTTCGGCAACTTGGCGCTCAAGCACCGTCACGCGCGCGTCCAGACGCCCCAGGAATCGATTGATATCGTCTTCGGCCATTTCGCTCGGACATGAAAAAGCCCGCGCATGGCGGGCTGGAAACGAAAAACCCGCCGGGCGGCGGGTTTTGGTGGCAACTTTTTGAGATTGCCCGGAATCATACACTTTTGGTGCGCACCGTCAAGTGCTGATCAACGCGCCCGTGACCCATGCGATAGCAGAGGCCTTCGCGGCGAAGTATGCCCGCACGGAAATGCTAGTTCGCGCCAGACGTTCCGCCAACTCGCGACGCTCGAACTTCTCCCTCCCGCGGCCACCGTAGGAAGCTCGCAAGACTGCCGCATGGACCGGATGGGATAGGGCCATTTCCGCCACGATCCGCTCGACCTGGTAAGCCTGCTCATCGATAACCAAAGGCCGCGGGCCGCCTTCTGCATGCGGAATCCGGCCACCGAACCGCATCAGCAGCCACAGGATGGTGATTCCGTTCGGTTCGAACGTTCGATCCAGCGCAAATTCTCGCCCCCATCCTTCCAGCCGGCGCCTGACATACTCATTGACATCGTTCCAGCGCGCACTCGTGGCCACCGCATTCATGGTTTACGACCCTCCCATTCGTCTTTCGCGCAATCGATGTCCTGGGCGATGTGGTACGCCCGAGCGGCATCGTCATACGTTCCGATCAGCACGCCGCGAGGCGGCTTCATTGACCACAGAACTCCGAACTCGTCGTGCCAGAGTTCGATCAGCGGAATCCGTTTCAGCAGGCGCTTCAGCGCGCGCGCCGCTTCCATCGGATCGGCATCCGAGAGTTCGCCCAGTGCATGGCGCGTCATGGCTTCACCTTCGCGGTCTGAGATTGCATCTCGCGGCCGTCGTTGTAGGTGCGCCAGAGATCGAATGCCTCATCCGCGCTGCGGCACACCGCACCGGCATAGCCAAGGGCGCGTGATTCGTCCAGCCACGTCGACTGCTCGTCGCTGACTCGGCCTTCCGCGGATTTCATCTCGATGTACAAGCCATGGAATGGCCCCTGCGGCATGGCGCAGAAGATGTCGGGCACGCCCTTGCGCACCCCTTCGGCCTTAAGCCGGCCACCTTCTGCCTTGCTGCGGCCACCGCCATTCGGAATGGCATGCGTGCGACGCACAGCCTGGGCAAAGCGCGGTTCGTTGATTGCCAACGCCGCCAGGCGAAGGAAGAAATTCACCTGCTGCTGGTGTTCCTCATCTCGGCGCGGCTTGTGTGTCCTTCGAATGCTTGGCGCCGATGGTTCAGGCGCGCGCGGGCGCAGATGGGCTGGAATGTCGGCCTCGCTGGCGTATCGTAGGGACCGCGTCATGCTGGCGTTCCAACTACGTGACGGATTCCAAGCTTCCCGCACATTTCGCGCAGCTCGCGATCCGCGGCCGAGCGTGCCCGATCGGCCTCTTGGGGTGTCAATTCGCGCTTGGCCGCAGGCTTGCCGAGATAGGTGCGTGTCGAGTTGCCTCCGGACTTCGGTTTTGAGCTACCGTCCTGCGCCTCCTTCTTGATCGGATACACGTCTCGCCACGCGTTGCGCGTTGACTGATCCAGCACCGCATTGGGATCGTGGCCCTCATCTCGCAGCTCTGCGAGCCTGCGAATCACGAGTTCGGCTGCACGCGGTGTCAGCGGGTATCGCAGCTTCCGACGCATCTGCTCGAATCCATCCCAGGCCGGCTGGTTGACCCATTTTGGAATTTCAAAAAAAGGCTCACGCGCCGCCGGCGATTTCTTCGCCGGTGGCTGCTTTTGATTTTTCTTTTGATCTTGCTTTTGCTCTGGGTCGCACAGTGCGACCGGTTTTGTCCCACTTTTATCCCCAGCGGGTCGCGCTGTGCGACCACTTTTTGACGACTGGTCGCTCTCTGCGACTGGTCGCTCTCTGCGACTGGTCGCTCTCTGCGACTGGTCGCTCTCTGCGACTGGTTCCGGGTCGAATAGGTCGGTTTTGGGTGTCACGGTGTACCGCGTCCGCGCGCCCTGTCGGTGGGTTGCAACGATCTGGCCGATACGCTCCAGCTCTTCGATCGCGCGAATCACCGTTGCACGATGCAGACACGTCCGTTTGCATAACGTTTGAATAGACGGCTCACACTCGCCGTTGTCATTGCAGTTGTCCGCCAGCGACATGAGCACGGCCTTGGCCGGCGGCGGCATCTGAAGCGGCCAGCAGGCGGCCATTACGGCAGTGCTCATGCGACCTCTTCCGCTTCGAACAGGTCGCCGTTCTCAGCATCGACCTTGATACCTGCCGCGGCGGACTCCACGTTCTTCACTGCCTGCCGGTAGTAGCTCGCCTTCAGTTCGACGCCGATGCCACGACGGCCAAGCAAGACCGGTGAGTAGACCTCGCTGCCGACGCCCATGAACGGCGTAAACACTGTTTCGCTAGGGTTGCTGCGGAGCGTGACGATCCGGTCAATCACGTCCAGTTGCAGCGGATGCACATGTTTTTCGTCGTCGGAATCGCGCGCCTCGCGATACGGCAGCACCCGATCGACGCGGATATCGTCCCAAAAGCTGCTGGCGTATTGGCGCCAGATCCAATGCGAGAACCGGTTTTCAGTCTGCTTGCCGGTCCAGCCTCGCCATCGGAACAACTCGGGCGGGATCTGCCGTTCGCCGGCATATTCGGTCATGCCTTCGGGGTGGGCGACAGGAACGGGGTTCTCACCCGATCGCCGAAACAGCAAAAGGTAGTCCGCCGCGGCGACGCCGCAATCGATCGAATCGGCGACCAGCGATGCGTGGGCCAGATTCTTCTGCATGGTCCTAAGGCGCACGGCCAGCGGCTCTTTCCAGATCGCGTGCCGCCCTGCGTAGGTCCACCCTTCCCGTTCATGCAGCCGGATGATGTCGCCCGGAAAGTCGCGGTAGGCATCGGTTCCGCTATTACTCAGCGGGATGTCCATGCAGTGGACCGCCGTCATGCGTCCCGGCATCGTGATGCGATGCAGCTCCCTCACCACGAATTCGTAATGGCGGCAGAACGTCTCGTAGTCGCTGCTGTTGGAGAGGTCGCGGTCACTGCTGCTGTAGTGGTACAGGCCGCCGAACGGCGGTGAGTAAACCGACAAGTGCAAACGCTCGTCCGGCATCGCTCGCATGACCTCGATGCAGTCGCCGTGGTACAGCGCGTAGCGCTCGCCAATGGTTTGCTCAATTACAGCCATGCTGGCATCCGCTCCTGAAGTGGGAAGTTGTGGTCTGTATCGATCGACATGCCGCGGCGCATTTCGTCGACCAGGTGCGTAAACATCGCGTCTGCCTGTGCAGACTTGCGCTGCAGGCTTTCAAGCACTCCGCGCTCGCCTTCGCTCGCTACGATGTCGACGCGAACGGGGCGACGTTGACCGAAACGCCAGCACCTGCGGATCGCCTGGTAATACTGTTCAAAGCTGTGCGACGGGAAATAGAGAACGTGGGCGCAATGCTGGAAATTGAGGCCCCAGGCGCCGATCTTCGGTTTCGTAACCAGCACGCGAATTTCCCCCCGCGCGAAGGCCAGCAAATGTTCTTCCTTCGCCTCTTCGCTGTCGCTTCCCGAAACCTGCACGGCTTCTGGAATCAGCTTCTCGAGCAAATTTCCTTCCTCGTTCAACTGGCACCAGAGCAATGCAGGCTCGCCGGTGTCGGCCACCAGCGCAGCGGCACGCTCGCAGCGCTCCGTCAGGGTGCGGCGCCGTTCTTCGCGAATCGCGCGAAGGTCTGCCGCTGGTAGCGCGAACAGTTCACCGTCCGCCAAGCTGCGCGCCTTGACGATGTGCTCCTGCTCTATCAGGGGCGGCAGCACAAAATCCCCATCATCGAAGCCGAGGTCAGAGGGTCGGCGCACCGCGCGTGCCCAGGAGCACACCCAGCGCCAGAACGGCGTCTCTGCATGCCCCTTGAATCGCCAACGCTGCGCCTTCCCGTGCATGCGACCGGTGGCGGAATTGTTGAGATCGTTCTTGAAGAACCTGTTCAGCATGTCGATATGGCCGAGATAGCCCAAAGCCTCGCTCGACGTGCCGAGTTCAATGTAATCGTTGGGCGCCGCGGTGGCTGTTTGCAGCAAGCGATATGGCACGCGCCGCAGGAATTCCGTGATGGCGTTGCGGCGGACGCCATCGAACGCTTTCAGGATGCTCGATTCGTCGCACACCACGCCGGCGAACTCGCTGGGGTCGAAATAGTGCAGCCGCTCGTAATTCGCGAGATTGATCCCGGTGCGTACCGAACCGTCCCGCGCGAGCCGCGCATCGATACCGAACTTCTCGGCTTCCCGCGCCATCTGCACCGCGACGGCAGGCGGTGTCAGCACCAGTACCGGCTTCGCGGTCTTGCGCACCACGTTGTCGGCCCACACCAATCCAATGGGTGTCTTGCCGAGACCACAGTCTGCGAACACCGCGGACCGGCCGCGACGCACTGCACACTCGACAAGATCACGCTGGAAACCGAACAGGAACTCGGGTATATCAATGGGATCGAATCCGGCATCCGCGCCGGCTTGCGCTTTTTCACGCAGGAAGCGGTCATAGTCGAAGACAGCGTTCATGCAGCCGCCCTCGCATAGAAGTCGATCAATGGCCGCAGATCGTTCGCGACCTCGGCTTCGGCCATATCCGGACACACGGCGTTGCCTAGCAGACGCACCTGGTCGGTCTTGGTGATGTCACGCCACTCGTAGATGCCGGGTGTGGTTTCGAACAGGCCGCGCTCGATGATGTAGCTGTCGGGAAACCCCTGCGCCCGGGCCAGTTCGCGCGGCACCAGCATCCGCAGGGTGATGTCGACCAGCACATGACCGCCAACAAGCAACAGGTCGGCGGGTTCCGGGAAGTGCTGCGGCAGATACTGGTGAAGGAATGCCGCACACCGCTTCGCGCGCGCCAGCAGCGCCGGATCGAGTATGTCGGAACGAACGTGCACGACCTGCACCAAGCCCATCCGGTCCTTCGTCGGGATGGTGTGCATCGGTTCGGCCAGCGAAACGCCATCTCGCTCGTTGCCGTAATACTTCACGAGGTACGCAGTTACCAGCCGCTGATTCGCGCCGCTGGCGCAAATTGTCGAAACCGGCGACGCGACACCGCGGCCATCGCCATCGTAGAAACCGCCGTTGGCTTGCTCCAGAAATGCAGCCTGCACAACCGCATGTTTGCACCCGCCGGCCATTACCGTGCCAAGCGGCTTATTGATATCCAGCGCGCGCGGCGCCTGAC